CCTTCTAGAGGTTCTCTCCAATGTTCTAATTCGCAACCACTATATACTAACATATCTCCTACATCAAGTAAGACTTCCGTGCCTGCTGGTGCACCTGGTTTTATAATTCCTTTGTATTCATCTATAACTGTATTTGCTCCTGTGCCATCTATAAATATAGGCCATTTGCTACCACCTAAATGTATGGTTGTTGATATCTCACAGCTTGGTCTATCTTTATGTCTTCGTAATATATCTCCTTGTTTATATATTCTAGCATAAGAATATGTGGGTATTAATTGAAGCCCTGTCTCTTGTTGCATGACTGGTAGTACCTTCATTAACAAAGTTTCCATTACAGGATCTGCATAATGAGAATAAGTATTTGGCACTTGCGGATCTGTCCATGTGCCTAGTAACCCTGTGTCGTAAGTTATATTATTTTTATACATCCAAGCAACTGCATCACGTTTAAGTAAAAAATAATTAAATATAAAATTAGCTAATTCATAGCTAATTGCATTTTTTATTACTTGATATTTATTAAAAGCCATCTTGTATAAAATTAAAACTTACTGATATTCTTATATCATTAGATTGATTTTCCTCTACAGCATGCCATAGCCATGCAGGAAACATTATAATTCTACCTTCAACAGGATCTATGTTAGCCTCTCTCCACAAATCTTTTCCAGGGTTACCTGGTTTTCTTATAGGCATAATAAATTGTACTCCTGGTCTTGGATCATATATTTTTAAACGGCCAGATTTAATAGGAGATTTTATGTAGTATACTCCACTAAATAAAGCATTAGGATGTATGTGTGGTTGGTTCATACCACCTGGTGGGTTTATATTTGCCCACATATTTCCTAATCTAGAACTTCTGTCTAGATGTTCATTATTAAATATTTCTTCTTGCATTTTAAATAACTCTTTAACTAATTGTTGATACTCTGGTTTGTTAGCCATATCTGTTGTTGAGTGCCAACCCTTAACATTTGTTTTAGAAACACCTGGATCTTGGTTAGACCAATTAATAATATCTTGTGCCATTTTATTATTGTCTAACTGTATGTCTTTACCATATACGATTGTTGGAAAAAATTTTTCTGTTATCATCTAAACGGTTTACCTCCAAACCAAACAACTAAAGATTGCCTAACTCCACGAGTAACTGGTGCAACTCTATGATTTAAAAACGATGCAAATATAATAGCGTGTCCTTGTTTAAGATTTGCAAACTTACCTGGAGCCATAAGTTCTAGATCTCCACCTTCAAACTCTGATGGGTCGTTTAATAATAATGTCATTGATATTTTTCTAACTGGTGGCTCATGACTCATATTTATGTCACAATCCATATGCCAATCATAAAATCCTCCTTGTGGATATTCTGTAAACTGTGCGTTTTCAGTTACTTGTATATCTCCAAAACCAAAATGATTTTCATTTGCTTTTTGTATAAATTTATTAAGATCTTGGTACATGTGATCCATTTCTTTAAAAGGTATCCAACTAATAGTAGTTACTCTTTTACTTGTATCTGTACCTCCACCAGGTTTACCCATACCAACTTGTGCTTTTTGAGGTGGTTGTCGTCTACCTGATTCAATAATCTGTCTACATTGATCTGGTGTAAACAATGGTGTAGTTGTTTGTACTATCCAACTTTTCCATTTAGGTTCTGTTATTATCACGAAGCACTCCTATTTTTTATTGGGTCATAATTAACATCACAGTTACAAGACAAAGTTCTTCTAAATCCTGGTCCATTAAAAGGGTAAACACAATGTCTGATGTCATACGGAAAAATATAAAAATCTCTTTCTTTAACTTTTGGACCGTAGTCAGAATTACAAAATTGACCAGATGAATTACCTAATATTTGTAATGATCCATTCATAGGTTTGTCTTCTGCTGAATACTCAATGCCTGTTTGTTCTGGTAATTTTAAAATCATAACACTAGATAAACCCGTGTGTAAAGTTCCTTGATGTATATGCACTGGATTATATTCATGTTCTTTCATTTCATTAATCCATATAGAATTTAAATGCATTTTATATTCATTTATTTTATTCCAATTTAAATAGTGTTGAAATTTTTCCCAAAACCATTGCATAACATTATCTGGTAGATGTCTGTGTGGCTGCATTTTATTGTTAGGAGCGCCATCAAAAAACAATGAATGTTCATTTTTTATTTTACCTACAAGTTGTTTATTGGCAGGATATAATTCATTCCTACGTTTTTCATATATGTCATTTATAATATTATATACATCTAACGGTACTTGATATCTTAATACCGATTGCCCTAAAAATATAAATTTAAAATCTGATGTGTCCATATTTTTCTTTTATACGTTGTGGTATTTTTTCTATATAAGGATTGTAAACTTTTCTTACAGGTCCATCAAATAGTTTATGCATATTACTGCCAACTATTTTATCATCGTAAGATAAACCATTTACAGATACCTGATCAACATTATTAAATGTATGATAAAAATAAG